CGGTCGATCCAACATGGACCACACCATGGTTCGCCCCGGGCCCATTTACCCCATTTGGCGCACTAGCGAAGGGTCTAAACGGAGTAGAAGCACCAGAAGAACCGCCAGATCCAGCCAAAATAGCCTACAAGCGACCATTCCTAGGTAATTGTGAAGATCAATTCGAAGATGAATACGCATTGCTCAAGAAAATGACAAAAAATGAGAAACCCGAAGAAGAATAATAACTAAAATGTTCTTTTAGTCTAATTATATTTTAAGAGGATAAAGTAAATGGCATTCGGATTTTCACCAATCATACCTTTACAAAAAGATGATGAAGACGGTTTTTACGCTTTAACGAAAACTTTAGCAGATAATGTAAAGCAAAATTTTAAGAATCTTTTGTTGACTGCCCCCGGCGAAAGAGTGATGATTCCGGAGTTTGGAGTCGGGTTGAGAAACTTTCTTTTCGACAATAGTGTGGCTGAAATGGAGAACGATATTATTCGTGCAGTAGACGAACAAACAAAGCTTTATATGCCATTCGTAGAAATAAATGACTTAGAAGTGATCGATACAGAACTAGATACTGTCGCATTAAACATATTCTATTCTGTACCATCGGTTGGAATATCCGACTTAATAACAATTTCTAAAAATAACATTGTATAAAATATGGAAAAACTAACATGCCGAAAATAAATAAGCCAATTATAAACTACACCGGACGCGATTTTGCTTCTATAAAGCAACAATTGGTTGATTATGCAGAAAAATACTATCCCGAAACCTTTAGAGACTTCAACGAGGCCTCCTTTGGTTCTTTAATGCTCGATATGGTCTCATATGTTGGCGACATAATGTCCTTTTATACAGACTATCAAGCCAATGAATCGTATCTCGAAACGGCTTTAGAGTTCAAAAATGTATTAAAAATCTCCAAGCAATTGGGATACAAATATCGACCAAACGCCGCCTCTTTTGGCGAAGTTAGTTTCTTCGTTGCAGTTCCCTCTATATTAAATGGAATAGGGCCGGATTATTCTTACGCGCCAATTATTCGGAAGGGTACAACTCTAGCAAGCAACAATAATATAATGTTCACTCTCGTTGAAGACGTAGTATTTTCTAATTCAGACGACTCCGTTTTAGTAGCTAGCTCAAATACAGATGGGACAGCGCCAGATAAATTTGCCATGAAAGCTAAGGGAATTGTTGTTTCTGGAGAATTATACAAAGAAGAATTTAGTGTAGATGCGTATGAAAAGTTTCTGCAGTTAGAAGTATTTGACCAAAATCTAACCGAGATCATTTCCGTGACTGACTCTGAAGGAAATAATTATTATGAAGTTGATTATCTTTCACAAGATGTTATATATGTACCGGTCTTAAATACAAAATCCAATAAAGAGTTTGCTAAAAACATTTTAAAACCTGTTGCGGTTCCTCGTAGATTTGTCGCAGAACATGGCCCCGTCACAACCACTCTTCAATTCGGATTTGGTACCGAGGACAATGAAGAAAAGGTATTAGATCCAGCAACTGTTATTTTGGATGTGTTTGGTAAAGACTATATAACAGACAAATCTTTCGATCCAACTGTTTTAACAAAGACCACTAAACTAGGAATTGTCCCCAGCAATACAGTGATAACCGTAATATACAGGCGCAATTCTGAGCAAGACGTTAACGTCCAGCCAAATTCAATTGTAAAAGCGGTCAATCCAATAATAAAATTTATAGACGAGGCCACTTTAAATAAAAACACTATTTCAGCTGTTATGAAAAGTTTAGAATTAACAAATGAAAAAGCAGTGTCTGGCGATGTTAGCAATATTTCTTCGCAAGAATTGAAATTAAGAGCGCAATCGGCCTTTGCTGCGCAAAATAGAGCAGTGACCAAAGAAGACTATATAAGTTTAGCTTATAATATGCCTTCAAACTTTGGCCAAATAAAAAAGGCAAGCATAACAAAAGACGAAACGTCATTTAATGGTAAAAACTTAAATCTATACGTAATTTCTGCTGATTCAAACGGCAAACTAGTAACAGCGAATGATATCATTAAACAAAACTTAAGAACTTGGATAAGCCGTTATAAAATGATTGGCGACACAATAGACATATTAGATTCGCGGATTATCAATCTAGAAATTAAATTTTCTGTTGTAGGGTTTGCAAATATTAATAGATATGATGTGATAAATGATTGTGTTACCACTCTCTCTTCCTATTATGCTAGCAATTATTATGATATCGGAGAACCCTTCAAGATTACAGATGTATATAAGTTGTTAAATAACATTAATAGTGTGGTAGATACAAAAAACGTAGAAGTAGTGCCCACAACGTCAGCCGGTTATACAGATTTCGGTGTCTCCTTTGAGGACTTAATATCAGACGATGGAAGATATTTAATCGCTCCTGAAGACACTATTTTCGAAATCAAATTTCCTTCCATCGATATCACCGGAGAAGTGGTTTAATGGCTATAAAAAGATATTACGCTACAAAAGATAATACGATCACAAACGCCTACAAAGCAAATTTGACCATACGCGGTGTTAGCGGCAACATGGGCCAATCTGATATTTTAGAAGCATTTCATATATACGCCCAAGCCAATTCCGCATCCAGCGAGAATGCGCGTATTCTTCTCGAGTTTAATTTAGACGAGATAACTACTGACCGCACCGCAAATGATTTGCCTGCTAGCGGAAGCGTCAATTTCTTTTTAACTTTATATAATGCACCACATACACAAACAACCCCAAAAAACTTCACAATGGTTGCGACGGCGGTATCTCAATCTTGGGACGAAGGTCTTGGTTTGGATATGGAAGAATATGCAGATCTAGATGCATCCAATTGGCTATCAGCCTCAGAGGGAGCTAGTTGGGTTGATTATACCGGCTCGTTGCACTCGGGTGGAAGCTACATCACAGGATCTGTCGCAGCTGCTCTTGAATATACGTTTACTCAAGATTTTGATAGTGGGTTTGAAAATTTAGAAATTGACGTAAGTCATCTTGTAGAAGATTGGATTGATGGAACTATTGACCATAACGGATTTGGCGTACAATTAACCAGCAGCGTAGAAGCTGCAACCGATTCATATTATACTAAAATGTTCTTTGCGAGAGGATCTCAACACTTTTTTAAACGACCCGTTATCGAAGCACGATGGGACAATAGCAAAAAAGACAACAGAGGTAGCTTCTATTTAAGCTCTTCGCTAGTTCCAGCTTCAGATAACTTAATGAATCTTTACTTATATAATATCGTGAGAGGACAATTAACAAACATACCAGACGTTGGCACCGATCCTATGCATGTTAGTATTTATTCAGGCAATTTAGCCAATACTGCACCAGATGGCTCCTCAATAGGTCTTTCCATCGGCGGAGGCACCGTAACCTCCGGTGATATCAATACAACGGCTTCCTACGTGGAAACTGGTATATATTCGTGTTCTTTTGCCTATACTTCATCAGCCATAACAACTATTTTTGATGTTTGGCATAGCGCGTCGGTTGAATATCATACCGGCTCGGCAATCACAGTAAAAACATTTAACAGTCAAGATTATAATTTAGATCAGAAATATGTTTCGAAAATAACCAATTTAAAGCCGCGATATTCAAATGATGAAACTGCTCGTTTTAGACTTTTTACTCGTAAAAAAGATTGGTGTCCGACAGTATATACGAAAGCTACTCAAACTATCGCCACAGATATCGTTGAAGATACCTATTATAAAGTTGTTAGAGTGCCGGATAATTTAGAAGTTATTCCTTACGGTACCGGCTCTTTAAATCATACGCGCTTATCATATGATACTTCTGGTAGTTATTTTGATTTAGACATGAGTCTGTTGGATACTGATACGGTTTATGAAATTGATCTCACTTATATAATTAATGGCGAATACACTGAACAAACAGAAAAATTTAGATTTAGAGTTGAATAAAAATGTCCTTAAAAGATTTATTTAAAGAAGATAAAAATTTAAAGTCCTTTGAACCATTATCAAAAAGTGATTTTGATACTGAGATAGAGTCTTTTGATTATGCAGATGCTGTTCGTAAGCGAGATGAAAGATATCTAGCAACAGAAAAGTTCTATAATCCCGTCAACTTCGCTCGTTTTGGTTCTGCAGAAAAGTATTATGAAGACTCAATTAAAAGAATTTATAACACGTATCCTTATGATGGTTCTCTAAAAGAAAAAGTTTTGTGGGAAGTCTCCTCTTCTTTACTTGATCTTTATCTTTTCGAAAACGGTTATCCCAGAACAACCGGTTATGCTAATTTTTTAACTTCCGTTGCAACAAGCGGAAATGATGGAAACTTTTATCCACCTTCCGGCGACGATGAATATATTTTAGCAATTGGCGGCCCGCACGCGGGACAGGGCAATTCCCTTTATTATGATCCAATACAGAAAGAGATGGTGTATCGCCAAGATGCGAACGTTTGGGATACAGACAATAATAGAGAAAACAATCTTAAGATTGGTGGAACAGATGGTAATACTGTAGAGTTTTGGCTTAAAAAAGATGCCTATGTTGCAGATCAAAACTACTTTGAATTTATTTGCGACGCACATGTAACCGGTACCGTTTCAGGATCTACTGATTTTGGCCGCCTTACTATTGCTTTAGCTACAACAGGAACAGTTTCTAATACAGATGACCAGCCAATTTTAGTTAGATATGCTTCCGGCTCAGGCCCCACTGGAAAAGAGATAACCCAATATCTGGGTTCAAGTACTTTAACAACAGCTTCAATAGCTGACGGTAATTGGCATCATTACGCTGTAAGGATGAAAACGACGGGAAGCAACACTGTTTTTGATTTGTTTGTAGATGGCCAGCATAACGATGAAGTATCGCGCACCGGTACTATTAGCTATGTTTCCGGAGCAATCGTCGCAACAATTGGAGCGCAGGCCGCTTCGTTCGACGTCGGCGGATCCGCAAACGGCGAAAGGGGTTGGTCAAAATTCTCTGGCTCTCTCGATGAACTTCGGTATTGGAAAACTTGGCGAACATCCAAACAAATCCAACGCTATTGGTTTGATCAAGTTGGCGGAGGCACCAACACCGATCTCTCAAACACAGATTTAGGTGTCTATTATAAGTTTAATGAAGGTATCGTCGGAGATGCCGCAACAGACTCCATAGTATTAGATTATTCTGGTCGTGTCTCAAACGGCACTTGGACCGGCTATGGCTCTTCCTCCAGAACAATAGGCTCAGCCATCACAGATTCAAACTCAAGCAAATTCGAATTTAACGATCCAATCA